CCATGGCTAATTCAGACGTAAAATCAAAACGTCTGACCGGGACAGGCTCTGCTGGTGTAGGGCCTGCTCGTATTCGTCAGATTCAAGTCCTTTCTGCTTCAGGAACGCCTCGTCTTACTGTGACAGACGGAAATGGCGGAAGCACCGTATTGGATTTAGATTTTTCTGCGAGCGAAACGCACTCGGTCAACATCCCTGATGAGGGCATTAAAGTGTCTGATATTTATATTGGCACTTTGACAAACATTACCGCGCTTACGGTGTTTTTTAGCTAATGGCTACTACCAAAGACGTAAAAAGACTTCCTTCGGGCCGTCTAAGTTATCGTGGAGAAACTTTTTCTGGCTATAACAAGCCAAAAAAGACGCCCGGTAAGTCAAAGAAAAGCGCGGTTTTGGCTAAAAAAGGTAGTGAAGTAAAGCTTGTTCGGTTTGGTGACCCCAATATGTCGATCAAGAAGTCCCAACCGGGGCGTAGAAGTAATTTTCGGGCACGGCACAACTGTGACACAGCAAAGGATAAGTTTTCGGCGCGATATTGGTCTTGTAAGGCTTGGTAGTCATGGATGTGAAAGAAGTATTGTCTGGACAAAGCTTGACTGCGCGTTTGGAAAAACACGAGGCGGAGTGTGCTTTGCGTTATGCTCGCATTGAAGAGCGTTTAGATGATCAAAAACAAAGTTTAGACAAGCTGGATTTAAAAACGTGGGGTCTGGCGCTTTTAATTATCAGTGTTCCTATCCTTAATCGATTGGTGGGGTAGTTTTATGGGCATGTGCGGGTCAAGAGTAAAAACCGGACCTAAAAAAAGTAAAGTGCAAGTTACCTACATGCGTAAAGGTGGCGAGGCTTCTAGCAAAAGCAAAGGAAGCAAAATTTGCCCCGAAGGTAAAGCATGGGCAAAGCGCACTTTTGATACATACCCCTCGGCTTATGCTAATTTGGCCGCTAGCAAGTATTGTAAGGACCCTAACTACGCTAAAAAATCCAAAGGTGGCAAAAGGAAGGGCCGCTAATGGGCAAGCTTAAAGAATGGCTGGATGAAGATTGGGTTCGTATCGATAGCAGTGGCAACATTGTTGGGGAATGCGGCACATCTAAAAACAAAAAACGGCCAGATCGATGCTTGCCTCGTTCTAAAGCCAACAGCTTGAGCAAATCAGAACGTGCCGCTACGGCGCGTAAAAAGAAGCGTGAGGGCGCAAAAGGTAAGCAGGTAGTATCCAACACTAAGGCCGCTAAAGTTCGTAAAGCGGCAACTGGTGGTGAAATACGTAAGAATCATCGCGGATGTGGCGCGGTGTTGTCTGATCGCAGAAAGAAGACTAGGTATGACTAGTCATGGACTTAGAACAAAAAGTTATTGAAGAAGTTAAAGCTTGGACCAATCAGGTATTAGACGAGCCAAACTCGTTTTTTAACGACCTTCCGGCGTGTCCCTACGCCAAAAAAGCCTTTGTAAACGAAAAAGTTGGTTTTTCGTTTAGTTATGACAAGGGTATGCAAGGCGTATACACAGTTTTGTCACAGTTTGATGACACCTTTGATGTAATAGCTTATGTGCAGTTTGAATACACAGAAGATTCTCAAGACTTCCATGAAACCATAGCGGCCCTAAACCACGCCATTTCGATGGGCATCTTTATTCAAAAAGACCTGTGGGTCATGGGTTTTCACCCCGGAGATGAGCAAGAAGAAGTTTTTGACCAAGAATTTGACCATGTGGTTGATGAACCCTATGCAATGATCTTTGTTCAAAGGCTTTCAAAGCTTGAAAAATCGGCAGAAATGCTACGAGAAAAGGGGTACTATGATCAGTACCTAAAAGACCCGCAGACAGCTAGTTTGTGGGATGACCGGCAAGAAGCATATAGGAGACTTTGTGATGCCCGGACCTAAAGGTAAGAGAAGTATGCCCAAGAAAATGCGTGGTGGTGGTATGGCCGCGAAGCCAAAAGCGATGCCTGTTCCGCCCGGTATGCGGAAAGGTGGCATGGCTAAGAAAGACGATGTCCCACCCGGCATGAAAGACGGTGGTGGTGTGATGAAGGCTAAGAAAAAAGCCAAGCCTAAGAAGAAAGCTTCTTCAGGTTCTCGCGTCCGTAGTAGCTCAAGCAAGCCGCTGTAGCCATGAAAAAGGACTTAAAGGCCGTCCCAGAGGGCAAAAAAGGCAAAGGCCTCTCTATGTTGCCAAAAGATGTCCGCAATAAAATGGGCTATTTTGGCTCAGGTGGCGCGGTTAATGCACATAAGGAAGAGGCTATGAAGTCTCCGCCTAAACCGCGTGTGCGAGGATATAAGTAATGACTACGTCGGGTTCAACAGACTTTGAGTTAGATGTAAGCGATTACATCGAAGAGGCGTTTGAGCGGTGTGGGCTGGAAGTCCGCACGGGTTATGACCTCAAAACGGCTAAAAGGTCGTTGAACCTGATGCTGGGCGATTGGGCAAACCGGGGCCTGAATCAATGGACCATTGAGCAGGCTACGGTCACGTTGGCAGAGGGCACAGGTAATTACGCGCTCGGCGCATCTACGATTGATGTGTTAAATGCGGTTGTTCGTAGGGATAGCACCGATTACGCACTAGAGAGGATTAGTCGTAGTGATTACATCAACATCCCGACTAAAAGCACAAAAGCACGGCCTTCGCAGTTTTTTGTAGATCGTCAGATTAACCCCACGCTCAAGTTATGGCCTGTGCCTGAGAACAGCACGGATACGGTCATTATTGACAAACTTGTGCGAATGGATGATGCCGACACGTTTATTAACACCATGGACGTTCCTTTTAGGTTTTACCCTTGTTTGGCGGCGGGTCTGGCATATTATTTGGCAATTAAACGCGCCCCAGACCGCGTACAGCTTCTCAAGGCGGTCTATGAGGAAGAATTTGAGCGAGCGGCATCTGAGGACAGGGACCGCGCTTCGTTCAACATACAGCCGTCTATGGCGTACTCAAGGCTTTTGTAATGGGACGATTTGCCACGGGAAAGTTTGCTTACGGTATTTCTGACCGTTCGGGCTTTCGTTACAAGCTTAACGAGATGAAACGCGAGTGGACCGGAATGCTGGTGGGTCGTGACGAATACGAGCCAAAACAGCCTCAGTTAGAGCCACGCGTTAAGGCGATAGACCCTCAAGCTTTGCAGAATCCTCGCCCCGATGTGACAGATGCTTTAGAAGTTCGTGTAGGCGTTCCGCTTGTTGAAGGGCCAGCATTTAAGCCAATCATTAGTTTTGGACAGGTTGGTACAGTAACGGTGACCACATGAGTTTTACATACGGCGAGCTAAAGCAGGCGATACAGGATTACACAGAAAACGACGAAACCACGTTTGTTACAAATATTCCTATTTTTATTCGCAACGCAGAAGAGCGCATACTTAAAAACGTTCAGTTGTCCGAGTTCCGTAAGAACGCGGTGGGCACGTCTACTGTTTCAAACAAATATTTAGATTGCCCGTCAGATTTTCTTGCTCCGTTTTCTTTGTCGTTTGAGGTGGCTTCTTCAAAAGTATTTGTTGAATTTAAAGACGTGAACTTTATTCAAGAGTTTAATCCTAATGAAAGCACTACAGGGACGCCGCGTTACTACGCCTTGTTTGACAGTTCTAACTTTATTTTAGGGCCTACTCCTGACGCGTCCTTGGTGGCAGAACTTCATTATTACTATCGTCCCGCCAGTTTGACCAGTTTGGCGGATTCGGCTCAATCGTGGCTTAGTGAGAATGCGCCTTTAGCTCTTCTTTACGGCAGTTTGCTAGAAGCTTATATTTTCATGAAAGGTGAACAGGACGTATTGGGCCTGTACGCCTCTCAGTTACAAAATGCGTTAGCTGGAATGAAGCAGTTTGGGGAATCCAAGGAAGTGACAGATCAATACATGACCGGGATGCTAATAAGGCCTAAACAATGATGTTTGAAGGGGTTACACTATCTGCCGGAATGGTTGAAGTTCAGACCACCCAACATCGTGGCTTCACTCCTGAAGAGGTTGCTGAACGGTGCCTAGATAAGCTTCTCAGTGTTTCAGACACTGCACCCCCCGCGATTCGGGACCAAGCAATCGCATACAAAGATCATTTACGGGCGGTTCTTGTTTTTTATATGAAAGAGGCCGTTCAAAGCGACAGGACGACTGTCGGTAACGCTTTGCTTGATGCGGGGCACAAAGACTTGGCTGAACTTATCAGGAGATTATGACATGGCCTTTTCAGGAAACTACATGTGTACGTCGTTTAAGCAGGAACTGCTTCAGGCGAAACACGATTTTACAAATAGCTCGGGTGATACGTTCAAGCTGGCAATGTACACCAACAGTGCTTCTTTTAATGCGGCAACCACAGCGTACACAACATCTAATGAGATTAGTGGCACTGGTTATTCTGCGGGCGGCGGCACATTAACAAATGTGACTCCAACCACTTCTGGAACCACGGCTTTAACCGACTTTTCCGATCTCACGTTCGGCTCGTCAACACTAACGGCGCGTGGAGCACTTGTATATAACACTACGGCAGGTAGCGGAAGCGGGACTACAAATACAGTTGTTGTTTTAGATTTTGGTTCTGATAAATCCTCCAGTTCTGGGGATTTTACTATTGTGTTCCCAACTGCTGACGCATCTAACGCCATTATCCGGATTGCCTAACCATGGCTTTTGTTGTTGCTGATCGCGTCAAGGAAACCACCACCACGACGGGGACGGGTACGATTACCCTTGGCGGGGCTGAACCTAATTTTATTACGTTCACCTCGGCCCTGTCAGACGGTGACACCACCTATTACGCCATTGTCGATGACACTAATCTTGCTTTTGAGGTAGGTCTTGGCACGTTTACTGCAAGCGGCACAACGTTGGCGCGTACTACGGTGCTTGCTAGCTCTAATAGTGGGTCAGCCGTTAATTTGCAGGCGGGCACAAAAGACGTATTTATTAATTACCCCGCAGGAAAATCTGTTTTCCTAAACGCCTCTAACCAGCTAGTTATCAACGGAACGGCGGTTACCGCAACTGCGGCAGAGATTAACTATTTAGACATAACAACGCTGGGCACTTCGCAGGCGTCCAAGGCGGTGACCGCTGACTCAGGGGCTAAAGTTAAGTTTATTGGCACTACCTCTGTTGCTGAGATGATTGAAAAGGTTACTACCCAAACTAGCACAACGGGTACGATAAACTTTGATTTTTTGACTCAGGCGGTTGAGTTTTACACGGCAAACCAAGGGGCAAACAGAACGATCAATTTTCGCGGTGACGGCTCTACAGCCCTAAACTCTGTGATGGCTACAGGGGAAAGCATGACAGCCGCCATTTTGATGACTCAGGGAAGCTCTGCGTATTACCTAAATACTTACCAAGTTGATGGTTCGTCAGTTACTCCGGAGTGGTCGGGCGGTTCTGCGCCATCATCAGGCAACGCAAGCTCCAT